TATATATGCCCCTAAATACTTATACCTTGTCTCTATATCTGTCTTCATCGTTTTTTCTCCTCTGAAGACACTCTATTGTAACATTTTAACTTTGGCGAATCTGTAACATTTTAACTTTGCTACTACAGGGCACAACTTTTATCTGGACTAAAAGAATATTATGATGTACAATCAGGTAATAATACGCAAGAGGAATCTGACGCGGATATGGACGCAAACCTGACCGGCAGATTTCTGGGAATAAAATATCCTGAGGAAAACTGTGATGAACTGGTACAAAGATATATCAAAAAACTATACTGAACTTGGATTAAAAAGCAATCCGCAATGGGCATTTGTTAAACCCTGTTGTTTTGGCGCGGTTTTTCTGTTTGTGTTTTTTGTTGTGTTAAATTTTCTTTTGCTAAATCAGATAATGGATTAGACCTAAAACAACAAATGGAGAAAATAATGCGCGAGCTTGCAAAAACTTTGAAAATAATTTGCCGGTATGTGTTTTTTGCGTTTGCCGGACTGGTTATTTTCCTTTCCTTAGGTTCGGTTGCCGTCTTTGTTTTAGATAATACGCCGGAAGAACAGGAATTATACAAGGAATGTATGCACAAATGCGTTGCAAACGGCAATTCTGAGACTGATTGTTCTTTGACTGCCTGTTCCTGACATTAAACATTTAACATAGTGAAAACATTTTTACGGCTCTGCTTTCGGCGGAGTTTTTTTTATGGATTGCTTTGTTGTTGCACTCCCTGCAATGACGTTTGACAGGAGTTTTGTATGCTTACACCGAAACAGGAAATATTTTGCCAGAATATCGCTAAGGGTATGAATCAGGCGGACGCTTACCGGAATGCTTTTAACCTTGATACCGCAAAGCCTGAATCCGTCTATGTCATGGCGTCAAGACTGTTAAAAAATGTTAAGGTTAAGTTAAGGCTTGACGAGTTAAGAGGCTCAATTGTTAAGGAGCTTAACTATACCGCTAAAGAAAGCTTTGATAAACTGACAAAAATTCAGGAAATGGCGCTGAAGGGCAAAAGACTGAACGAAGCTTTGAAAGCCGAGGAGCTGAAAGGCAAGCTCTGCGGGCTGTACGTGGAAAGAAAGGATATTTCCGGCTCGCTGGATATGTCGCCGTTTGAGATTAAGATTGTGAAATGACAGCTTAAATACAAAGCGGAAGATCCCTTAACGTTTTGTTTGCACAAAACGAGGGATGACAGTTTAAATGTGTTGATGAAAGCGGGAGATCCCTTGACGATTACTTTCGTAATCGAGGGATGACGAGTCTGAGATTGCTTGAATCAGGGATGACGAGGCAAATTTAATTGTTACCCCTCAATTGTTACCCCTCACCCGAGGCTAACGCCTCACCCTCTCCCGCAAGGGGCGAGGGAAAATAGTAGAGAATCTTATCGCAAGGGGCGAGGGAAAATAGTGGGAAAGCCCTCCGCAAGGGGCGAGGGAGAATAAGGAAAAAATGATTTTTTATGAGAAATTCGCGCCGCTTTTAGAAATGGACAGCGACAAATATGACACGTTTGTTTTTACCGGCGGGCGCGGCTCAACTAAAACCGGTCATGTGTGCCGCGCCGTATTGCTGGCTATGCTGAAAGACAAAAAGCGCGTGGCGGTGTTTCGTGAGACAAAAGTATCAACGCAGCAGAGCCTTTATGTGGAGTTCAAGGAACTGGTGGACACGGAATTCAAAGACAGAGGCTTACGCTATGACGCAAGTCATATTTACTCGAGCACCGGTTCGGAACTGTTCTTTTCCGGCTTGCAGGATAAAAACCAGTCTTCCCGTGAGGCACTGAAAGGTCTGGCGCAGGTGGATATTCTGATTGTGGACGAGGCACAGACAGTATCTTTAGTGGTCTGGGACGTGCTGTTAAAGACAATCCGTAAAGAGGGAGTGCGGCTGATTGTGGTTTATAACCGCATTGAGGACGATTTGCCGGTGGAGGACGCTTTGTTTTTAGACTATGACAGCATGAGCGCGCCGGAGAAAACCTATTTTGTGGAAGTTAATTATCCGGAGCTGGAACACTTAGGCATTTTAAGCGAGAAGTTTTTAAGCTATGCCGGACTGGTGAAAAAAAACAAGCCGGAGGAATTTGAGCGGGACTATTTGAACAAGCCTCTGGGTGAAAATGTTGCCAAAGTGGTGAAATACTGGAGCAAAGACAATGTAGAGGAGCGGATACGCTACTGTCCGGTGTTTGATATTTACTGGAGCCTTGATTTTAACGTTAATCCGGCAATGAGCACTCTGGCGCACTATGACGGCAAAAACTTTTATGTGTTTGATGAGCTGGTCTTAAACAATGTGATTACGCAGGACGTGGCGGACGAGTTTATGCGCCGTTATCCGGCGGACGAGTTCAAAGGCGTGGTGCAGATTTGCGGGGACGCTTCCGGCAAATACCGCAAGACGCAGAGCCGGTATTCGGATTACGCCATTATTCAGAACACTCTCAGTAAAAACGGCTACCGGATAAACTTTAATCTGCGCCGCTTTAATCCGCCGGTTATCGCCAGAGTGAACGCTTTTAACAATCAGGTGTTCAGTGATGACGGGCAAAGGCATGTTCTGGTACATCCGCGCTGTAAATGGCTGATTTACAACATGAAAAAGCTGTGTTTCAAGCCGGGGACGTCAATTATTGACGCGCCGACACCGGCACAGATTGCCGAAGACGATGACAAACTGTATTTGGGGCATATTTTTGACGCCGTCAGCTATATGGTGGAGTATTTTAAACCGGTGGTAAGACAATAAGGAAAAACAAAGCGGGAGATCCCTTAATTTTTGCCTGTCGGCAAAAAAGGGATGACGAGTCAGGGTATTTCTCAAAATGAGGGATGACGAGTCAGGGGTATTTCTCAAAATGAGGGATGACGAGGCATGTATGCTGACGAACGGGGTGAGGAAAAAGGAAAAAGATAATGGCGATAGACATTGCAATACAGAACTTTCGGGGTATCAGAAAGCAGAAGCCGGTGGTGGATCTGGAAGGGCAGAACATTATCAGCGCGGCAGTCTGCGACAATGTGGAGCTGAAGTATACCGAGCGCGGCGCGAATGTCGGCATTTATAGCGTAACCGGCAATATTGCCGCCGCCACCTGTCCGAATAAAATTATCGGACAGTGGATAAGCGTACAGAACCGGGTTACTTATCACTTTGTGTATGCCGTCAGTGAGACGGAAGGTATAATTTATCTGTATGATTCCGTGAATGAAACCTGGACCGTGATGAAAGACGGACTGACCGTAACAACCGCCGCCAACGGCATTACGATTGCCAACGGCTATTACGACTGGTTTGTATTTACAAACGGCGTAGACGATTATGTCGGAATTAACATGCAGCAGACCGAGGAAAGCCGGGTGCAGAATCTGGACGCCGAAGACGCCGAGGGACGCACTATTCGCGGGTTGTGTCTGGAAGCTTACGACGGGCGTCTGGTTACGGCTTGCGAAAACCGCGTGCACTGGAGCGCAACTTCCAACATTTTTGACTGGAAGTCCAGCGACCCTGATTTAATCACAGCTCCGGCGTATCAGGAATTTGACCGCAATGTTACGGCGCTGATTTATTTTAACAACAGGCTGATTGTGTTTACGGAAGATTACTCCTGTTATTTTGAGGGCAATCCCGGGGACGCCTCCAACTTCTCCAAAGGCGGGGCGACAGGTTCGGGCTGCGCGGCGTTTCGCGCGACTGTCAAGTTTGACAACAAGCTGTTTTACTTTGACTACAAAAGCAAAAACGTGTTCGCCTATTATCTGATTGATGTCGGGCAGACACGACCGACTGACGGACTGGCAAACGATGTGATGAGCTATTTTGACGGACTGGACACAACAAGATTTGACGAGATAGAGGCGGTCAGTTATGTTTCCGGCGAAAGAAGCGAAATCTGGTTTAAGCTGCCGTATCTGTCCGGCGACAAAATTCTGATTTACGACTACTTGAAACAGGAGTGGATTTGCCGGCTCGCACAGGATGACATTAAGGCGTTTATGACTTACGGCGACAATCTGTATTCGGCAAGCGGCAATAATTCGCTTCTGGAATACCGCACGGACAAGTTCGCCGGAGTGTTCAAGGTTTCGGAATACAAGACAAACTTAATCAACCTCGGCAGCGACAGCAATCTGAAAGTGCCGAAAATGCCGCTGATTATTACGCTTGATTCGGATAAGACCAACGATTTTTACATGGAGCTGATTTATGACGAGGACCCGACACGCAAACAGCTTAAGCGCATTGTGAAAAATCCCGACGGTTATCTGGTCTGGGCAAAATCAGCTGATGATGAGGACGGCGGCGTCTGGGCGTTAAGCAAAGACGATGAAAACGGTCTGATGTGGTATGATGAGGAAATGGGCGCGGTGATGTATGACCTTTCGGGGCTGTATCCGTTCAAACGGCTACAAATCAGGATTTACACTCAAGAGGACGGACAGCAGTTCGGCATTAAGCGGCTGGAGTTCAAGCGCGTGCGCACCGTGAAGAAGACGCTCGGCGGCGATTATCACTGATTGACAACAGACAATAAAGCAGGTATAAAAATTATGTCCGGCGTTGACGCACCGGACACTAACTCAACAATGAAAGGGTTAAACCCAAACTTTAACTTCTTTCTCTGAGTTAAAGATAACCTATATTTGACTAAAAGTCAAGTACTTTTCAAATATAGGTCGGGTTTAATTCCTTTCCAACCGCCTTAAAGGCTGAAAGGAAAGAGAAATGATGATAAGATTTATTCTTGTCATTCGGAAAATCCGGATTTATTTGTCAATTAAACGATAAATAAGGCGAAAGGCGGAGTCTTTGAGATTTCGCCTTTTGTTTTTGCCGCTGATTTATTTTGTGCCAAATCTGGTACAAATTAGTTATTGACAGGGAAAAATGGGAAGACGAGTTGAATGCAAAGCGGAAGATCCCTTGATTTTTGCCTGTCGGCAAAAAAGGGATGACAGTTTAAATGTGTTGATGAAAGCGGAAGATCCCTTAACGTTTTGTTTGCACAAAACGAGGGATGACGGTTTAAAAAGATTGCCGCCGGTTACGCTGGTTTATAAGGATTCGCCTTTTTTTGACTGTCAGACGGCTCAGGCGGAGTTTGAGCGCAATCTGGCGGATCTGGACGATGTGAACGGCTTTGCCGGGATTGTCAGTCAGGGCGACTTCTGGAATGTTTATAAAAACGGGGCTTATGTCGGCTCCGTTTTTGTGATTATGGCGGAGGATAACCGTTTGTGGCTGGGCGGATACGCACAGCGCAAACGGCATAAGGAATGCGCGGAGGCACTGCGGCTTGTCTGTCCGCTGTATGACAGGCTTTACGCCGATACCCGGCACTTAAACGCCGTGATTTTGCTAAAAGAGGTCGGCTTTAAGTGGCTGAGCCGCAAGAAAAGAATGTTAATCTGGAGAAAACAATGAGTTTTGAGTTTATAGTTGAGAAAGAGGAAAAACCGCGCAAATTAAGCGAAGACGAAGCCGGAAAAATTGCCGCGGACGTCGCTGACCTGTGGTCCGCGTGGGATACCGCCAGAGAAAAGCAGAAAAACATTGCCGACAAGCTGCGTCCGGAGATTTATCTTGACGAGCGTGCAAGTGCTGACCGCGGCGAGGACGACTGGAAGTCCGATGTGCATTTGAACAAGATTTATTCGCTTTCGCAGACGCAGCAGGCGTTTATCTGGGATAACGTCTATTCCTCCATAGACAAGCTGTTTGATGTGGAGGGCAACGACCCGGAATCCGACAAACACGCCAAAGAGCAGAAGGCAAACCTTGTCAATATCTTTTATTCCGTAGGCTTGCAGCGCAAGCTGGATCAGGCGATTGAATATCTGCAATCGGTGGGAGAGATGTGTCTGTTCGTCGGCTGGAAAACACAATACCGGCAGATACGGCGCAAGATGACTTTTGCTGAAAACTTTGCGCAGAACGGCATGGAAGCGCTTTTTTCCAGCGATAAATTCGGCGTGTTCAGCGAACTGGTTTATGACGGGGCGAATGTTGACGCCATAAATCCGATTGATTTGACTTTTGACCCGAAAGTTTCGCCGGAGGAACAGGACAAATTCGACGCGTGCGGGAAAATCATTAAAAGCTGGGAAACTTACGACAGCATTGCTACAAACAAGGTTTATCGCCTGTTAAGTAAAGAGCAGCTGCGCGAGCTGAAAAACATGCTAAATCAGAAGCCGGACGAGCAGGACGAGGCGGCAACCGCCAAAACCGATGATGTGGTAAAACAGAACCGCGTGGAAGTGCTGCAATACTGGGGCAACTACACTTTAGAGGACGGCACGGTTTTAAGAAACTGGAACATTGCGGTTATTGCCCGTAAATATCTGGCGGTGTTTGAGGCAAACCGCTGGATTATTAACCCGATTATCAATATGGCAGTGTTCCGCGATGTTAATTCCAAGCGCGGCATACCTGAAATCTGGAGCGTGTACGATATAGCTAAAGAGCAGGAGAAAAAGGTTAATCTGGAAAATGACGCGCAGGCGCTGAACCTGAATCCGCCCGCTTATGCGCCGGAAGGCTTTTTTGATAACAAGAAGACCGTGCTGTGTCCGGGAAAACAGATTGAGTATAAACTGAATATGGAAGACCCGAACAGCATAATCAAAATGCAGTTTCCGCTTTTATCAAACGAAACCATTATTGAGTATTACGACAACACGGCAAGTATGGTTTCCGGCATTTTCCCGAATATGCAGGGACAGGAGGAAACGGGAGACACCACGGCAACAGAGATTAAGGTTAAAGTGCAGGGACAGACAACGCGTCTTTCCAAAACGCTGGACAATATTAAACAGAACGCCATTGTGCCGATGGTAACCAAAGTTGCCGAGCTGGACGCTAATATGAAATTCGGCGACGAGATGATTTATGTCAACGATAACGGCGTTAAAACAACGCAGGTCATCGGCGATGTGGTGCGGCAGGGAAACTACACCTACAAATACACGGATAATTCCGGCATTCAAAAGAAACTGCAGAAAAATCAGGAACTGATACAACTGCTGTCCAATGTCTGGAATGATCCGGCGGTACCGCTTAACAAGGCGGAAATCGTTAAGGATATTCTGGATAATGCCGACTTTGAAAACAGCGACAAGTATTTCTTAAATACTGCGCAGACGCCGCAGATGTCCGCGATAAACGGCGGCGGAGAGAAACCGCAGTTACAGGCGCCGCAAATGGCAGACGTGCCGCAGGAAAATAATCTTTAAGCGGGAAGTCCTGTGAATTGGAAGATCCCTTGATTTTTGCCTGTCGGCAAAAAAGGGATGACGAGTCAGGGGTATTTCTCAAAATGAGGGATTTATTTAAAGGAGAAAAGATGAAAACATTTGATGAAATCATAAAAGACGTGGCACACATGAAATGGTCCACCATTGTCAGAGAAGAGGCGTTTGCCAATGTGGAGGAGTATGTCAAGCTTGCCGTGCGACAGGCTCATGCCTTTATCTGGCAGTTAAACGACTTTCCGTTCCGTATCCGCCGTGGCGGCATTATGACGGAAAGCAGTGCGTTTGCCGCACCGAAAGGCGATATTCTGGAAATGTGGGTACAGAACGCCGGCTCGTACTTAAAGAAAATCATTGCCGATGACGGCGATTTGCTGGACAGCTCCAAAACCGGAACGCCACAGTTTTACTGGATAACCTTTGAGGACAGCGGCGCGGTTGTGCATTTGTATCCGGCACCTGATAAACAGTACAGCCTTTTGTACAAATACAGCACTAATCTTAAGGCGCGGGATATGGGAGACGAGGAAAAAGCCAACCTGGCGGACGCCACGGACACTTTGAACATTCCGAAGGACGAAACTCTGGAAGACGCTTATTTACAATGTCTTTACACAAAATCAATGGCTTATCTGATTGCTGATTCCACGGACGAAAACTATGCGCCGTATGAAAAGGAGTTTGAAGAGGCTTACAGAAACTTGCTTTCCATTACCGGAGCGAAAATTCCGCCAAAACTGGTGATTTAGGAAGTGTGTTATGAGCGATAAACGGGTTAATAATGTCTTAAAGATTATCGGCGAAGAGCTGGCGCGGGACTATCTTGACACGGCGTACGGAGCAAACAGAGCCTTAAACGGAGCGACTTTCGGCAGTTTTCATAAATTAGGCGACACTCTCGGCTATGACGCGGAAATGAACGGTTATCTCTCACTATTGTCGCCGGAGGAAAGACAGCGGAGGCAGACAATCGGGGATTTGGTGCAATACGGCGGCGAGGCGTTAGGCACGGGATACGGGCTTTATAACGGCTTGAACGGCGCGCTAAACTTTGCCGGTTGGGCGGAACATCAGGCGGGTAAACGCAACCTGACAAACCAGCTTAAGCGCGGCGGTGAGTTTTCAGACGTGAACTTCGGGAAAATTAACCCCGAAACGCTGGACAAGGTAAATGATTTGCGGCGGCAGGGAAACCTCGGCGAGTTAAACCCTCGCGCCTATATTCCGGCGAATGTGGTAAAGAAATTTTACGACAAGCGCCTGAATGAAAAATATACGCCGGAAGAAATAGCGGATATGGCGGCGCGCCTGTTTCACAAGAAAGGAAATACCGTAACGGAAAGCCAATACCCGCATATTCAGCAGGTCGTGAGACCGAGGGATAATGTAACAGAACACGGTTTTGTTTCACAAAATCCGGCGAACGGAAAAACCGTAATTAAAAGCGTATACAGAAAACAAAAATAAGAAAGCAGGTTGGACGGGCGGCGCTATCCGTCGTCAGTAATTCATACTTTATCTGAAGTATGGTGGCAGCTAGCCTTTTCTGCACTTCAACCTGCTTTATAAAAATGAATAAGGATTTGGTTGGTTGCCCACCCAACTTACAGCTCCTGTTAAAAAACAGTCCGGCAGCAAGCTTCTGCTCTTCAAGTCCTTATTTGTTGTAATATATCACTGAAAACACTTTGTGTCAATACGGGAAAACAGCGGAAAATTTGATTTTACCCCTCACCCTCTCCCTTGAGGGGGTGAAGGTTTTTTTATGGAGAAATACATGGCAGATTTAAATTTAGTATATCCGTACACGTTTGTCGGCGGAGAAAAGGCGGTTGCCGATGAGGTCAACGCCGATTTTGACGCGATTAAGCTGTACGCGAAGGAGTTAAACTCCACAATCAGCGAAATGCAGTCGGCAATCGCGGATTTGAAAGACAAGCCGACACGGGAAATGTTTGATATTTATTTTTCCATTACCAGCAACACGCCACTTGGCGCGTATCCGCTGTGGACGGGAGAAACAATCACCAACTGCAAGCTCCTGTATCCGGATTTCTGGAAACAGTTAAACAAGCTGGCGGACTCCGGCAAAGTGCCGACAGTGGAGAGTGAGAGCGAGTATGAGAGCAAAGTCAGCACCTACGGCAGCTGTGCGAGCTTTTATATTGACAGCTTGAACGGACATGTCCGGCTGCCGAAAATCACGCGTTTTATTTCGTCAATCAGTTCGCTTTCGGAAATGGCAACACTGGAAAATGACGCAAACAAGGCGCATACGCACAATTTACGGGCAACACCTGCAAGCGGAGACAGGGAGGCGACAACAACGCGGTATCTGGGTTCGGGAACCGGAAACTCTAAATCTGACCGGATATGGAGCGACACCTACACACTGGAAAATACCGCAACGGTAACCTCCTCCGGCGAAAGCGAGGCGCACCCGAAAAATGTCCGGCTATGTCTGTATTTGCAGGTGGCGAACAACACGGCGGAAATCAGCGAGCTGGATGTTGATGTGCTGATAAAGCAGATGGAAGAAGGCATTGCCGCCCTGAAAGAGGCGCGCAACACTTACGCCAAAGAGCTCTGGGCGGAGTTTGAAAAGATTAAGGCGGAACTGGCGGACGCTTCCAGTATTTATAAGGACAGCGACATAGAGGTTGAAACCGACGACTGGAAAAGCGACAGCACTTACGCGGATTATCCGTACTGCGCGGATATTGCGGAAGACTGGGCGACCGTAAACAGCGTGCCGACCGTGGTTTTTGCGCTGGAAGACGCGCTTTCCGGCAATTTTGCCCCGATAGCGCAGTCGGCAACAGGTTATGTGCGGATTTGGGCAAAAACCGTACCGGCAGACACAATCACTATTCAAACGCTGGTGCTGGAATAAGCGGAAAATTTATTAACACCCTCACCCTGACCCTCTCCCCGCAAAGGCGAGGTTTTTTTATATCTAATTTGGAGAAACAAAAATGAGTAATAATATTATAGAATTAGCAAATCAACTGGCAGATATTAAGGAAGATATCCGGCAGGCAATTAACAATAAAGGCGTAACCTGTGCCGAAGATGAGGAATTTGCCAACTATTCCGGCAAAATTATGCAGATTGAAGCAACAGACAGTGTTGGACAGTACTATTATTGGGATAAATCCACGGATAAAACCGTAACTACTTTATCTCTTGGTGGAGTTTATGACGCAATTATGCCGCATGCTTTTACTGGATATGCTAATTTAACCACAGTTAATTTAAATGCAGTTAGATATGTGGGAGATTCCGCTTTTTCTGGTAATAAAAATCTTACAACTTTAACTGCGGATAATGCAACATATATCGGAGATTTTGCTTTTAATAACTGTGATTTGTCTACTTTAACTTTAAACTCGGCAAAATTTATTGGAGACGCTGCTTTTGCTTATAATACAAATTTAACTGAAGTTACAACTACGGCAGAAACAATAGGAGCTTCGGCTTTTCGTGGCGATAGTGCATTAAAAACGGTAAATCTTACTAATGTTGACGAAATTGACGGTTATGCTTTTTACAATGATTCGGCTATTGTTGAATGTAATATGGATACTGTAACCAGTATTGGACACTATGCTTTTTATGGCTGTGACAAGTGTGCTTTCAGTTGTCCGAATGTAATTTCTATTGGAGAATATGCTTTTTACAATGACACAACCATTACAGAAATGGATTTAAGTAAAGCTGAAACAATCGGTTGGGCTGCTTTTCAAAACTCAAAACTGGCTACGGTTAAACTTGCAGCAGTTAAAAATGTTGACGGTTATGCTTTTTATGGCAGAACTTTATCCGGAGACATTAACCTAAGCAATCTGGAAACTGTTGGAAACTATGCGTTTTATAATAGCTTTACTTCTACGATTGATTTAGATTTATCCAGTTGTGAATCAATAGGAACTTATGCTTTTTATAATTGTTCGGGTATTACAGGCGTATTAAATCTGAATAATTGTCAAACTATAGGAAAGTATGCTTTTTATGCTTGTTCTAGCATAACAGAAGTAAATGCAAAACATTGTGTATCTATAGGAGAGTATACTTTTCAGAATAATAATTCTTTAACAAAAGTAGATTTAAGTTCTATAAATTATATAGGTGATCGCGCTTTTGAATATAATTCTAATGTAATAATTTGGGTACCTTCTACTTGTACTACTATAAATTATCAAAATTTTTCTAGTGGAGCGCAAATTTGGACAGACGCGGAATCTGCTCCTAGTGGTTGGAATAGTTCTAATTCAAGTAAATATGTATTTGGTAAAACTTATGAAGAATTTTTAGCTGCTTAATTTAGGAGTAATGCAATGTATGGTTTAACTAACACAGGCGGCGGAGGTGGCGGAAACGCTGCCGAAACCTACAATATCCCGTTTGCTACGGAATTTTTAGACGATTTAGTTAATAATTCTGTTTACAAATCTGCGAATATTCTGGCAGATATAATTCCGGCAACAGCGACAGAATACACCGCTCTGCCGGAATACAAAGCGGCAACCTTTACGGAATATCTTTTGGATTTGCTCTACGGCACAAATATTAAAGTCTGCAATATGCTGGATACAGTGCTTTATCCGCCAAAATCCGGCGGAGATGTAACATCAAACGCAACATTTCCAAAAAATTGGGGTAAAATTGTCAGCGCTGTTACAACTGTTACGGCAAATGAAGATCGCACCAGCTGGGTTTACACGTGGTCTTTGCATTTTGAAAACGGAACTTTGCCTGTAATTGTCAAACC